ACCGACCGCTTTTGCTGCCGCTTCAAATGCTGTATTTAAAATTGAAATTGTCATTATAAAAATCTGTTTTTAAATTCAAAGTTCGTAAAAAGTAAATCAGGATAATCCGTTTCATTATCATACAAAAATCTGCGAACGGTGGGGTAATATGCAAACTTACTTTCGTATTCTGAAATTATATTTACTGCATAATTCCAACTTTCAATCACTTTGTCAATCGGAAATAATTTGCGCCCTTCTCTGTATTCAGCTTCTACATATCCAAGTCCTATCGGGTCGTTAGATAATTCCTTTTGAATGTCAAAAAAAATCAAATGTTTTAACGGCTCTGTAATGCCTTCGTATTTATATGTATTTCCGCTTTTTGTATAGACCGTTCCGTTTACAAAGTTAGTCCATTCTGCATTTGTGGGCGCTGCATCAAATTTATCATATTCCATTTTGCCCAAAATCTGCATTAAATACTTTTTTTGAGCAAAGGAAATAATATCTGTGATACGTGCGGCCACGTCAGCATCTGAGTTAATCAATGCAACCGGGCTTTTAAAATCTTGTATGCTAATTAGATTTTCCATTTTTTCAAATTAAGGGAGCCGAAGCTCCCTATTGACTTACTTTTTTGCTTCCTTTTTTCTACCGTCAATTTTCTTAGTAACGCCAAGTTTTCCTTTTGCAAGCTTCTCAGCGTCGGAAACATTAAGAACAATTCCCTTTCCTGTCAAAAATCCTTTTTTTCTGTCCGTATGGTTCGGTATAAAAATTATTTTGCTCATTCTATTGTTTTTTTAAGTTAATAAATCAAATTCTACACTCCGTCGATTACTGATTGTATAGCTGCCAAGTCAGCAAGAGAAGCTTCAGCGGCTATTGCTACTTTATACGAATCCAAATCAGCGGCATCAGTTCCGGTAACACCGGCAGCAGTCAGCAAGTTGATTGTTAATTTACTTGCATCTGAATAGGTAGCCATCCCCTGAATCAATGTAACTGAAGCGGCAGCACTTGTCAGTATTGCAATTGCAGCATCAAAAGAATCGTAAACAAAAGCGCCGTAATCAACTGTTTTAATCCGCTTAGCATATCGGAATGAGCCGGTAATGGTAAGCAAATCATTTTGCACGTCGGTTGCATTTTGCTCCCAAACACGAATATCAACGCTTCGCTTAAAGCGCTTACCAATTTTACGCATGTCGGCAACTTTAAAGTAACCTTCATCTACATCGGTAGTTTCTGTTATCGTGATACCCTTAACTTGCATTCCGTTCGGCATCAAAAAGGGCGGAAATAAATAGTTACCGTTATCATCTTTTTCAATCTCTTTGTCAGCAACGTCAATCGGATTCATGTAAATACGAGTAGGCATCCATTGTGTTTTCCCCGCTTTAAAAATTTGTGCAATCGTAACACGAATAACATCCCAAATGCCGGGAGCGGTTGCCGTGATTCCGTTAGCATCAAACTCGGCTGCTATTGATTGAATGTAAGTCGCAAGCTCGGTGTTTAACGAAGTCATTAACAATTCGTCAATCAATTCATTGACTGCCATTGAAAATTCACTCCAATCCTCGAGCATTTCTCGAGTAATCTTCGTATAATTAGCTGTTTTTGTTACATCAACTTGCTGCTTATTGTAAGCGACTTCAATCGAGCCAAAGGCACCGGCTTCCGCAACGGATGTATTCGTCCCGTCCGTAACCGTTCCACGTTCTACCCAAGTCCAAGTATCCTTATTCGGAGCTATCGGTGCAAGTGTAGCGACATCTTGCACAAAAGTTAATGGCGTGATAGGAGCTTTTGCTATTCCTGCCTCCTGGTCATCTTGCAAAAACGGATAGTCAGAAGATGCCGACCATGTAGCCGTGCTCATCGGTAGAGCCTTAATTGACATATCTGCTGAATGTATATCGGAATCTTTAGCAAATTTATCCTTGACACCTTCCCAAGCTTTTTTCAGAGCTTTTTCAAAATTATCCTCATCCTTAGGCTCTTTATTGAACTCATCCTTATTAATTTTAGCAATAATCTTATCATATTCCGCTAACCGAGCTTTAATATTGTAATCTTTTAGCTCGTTAAGCGTTTTTTCGAACGCTTTAAACTCTTCTTTTGAGACTAAGTCCTTAACGGTTTTTTTGATTTTATCATCCATTAATTTACTTTGCATCTCATCTTTAGATTGCTTAAGCTCTTTGAGATAAGTTTCCCTTTCTTCTTCTTTCAGGTTTTCAAATTCCTTTGCAGTTAATTCCTGCGTGAATTTTCCGCCTTTAATCCATACCAGTGGGGCGACGGTTGCAATTGCAATCCCGGTGCCTACGTCGGTTAGTGTTCCAACAACCATAAATCCTATTGCAAAGAGTATCAATGCAAATAGAACTTTATGCGTTTTCCAAAATCTTTGTTTAGCTTTCTTCATTCTGTTTAAATTTGTGTTAATAAATATGTTAATTCACTTGTATTTGTAGTGCCCGGCTCTATCTGAGTGGACGGCTGCAAAAGTTTTTCAATTCTATTATATTGTCGCTCAAATTCTTTCAGTCGATTGTCCGTTAATTCAGAATTTAGCATGTTTTTTAGCGTATCAAGTTCAAACATCAAATCTTTTTGAGACTTAACACCGACTTGTAGAGCATTTTCATTTGCACCCCATGTGGTCATTGTTGTAAATTCCCAGACTTTCAATTCTTTTAATATGTTTGCATCTCTTTGTTTGTCATACATTTCTTGTATAACTTCATATCCGAAACTGTGTTCCATTGCCTTTTCGTGCTCAGCATAAGTCATATATTCGACCAACAATTCATCTGCGACCTGTTTGCCTCTAAATAATTGTGAAGTTACAAGCAACCCGGTATCAGTTTCTTTTGCATCTAATGGTAGGCCGACCGCAATACGGTGATCTACAAGATGCCGAAAACGCTTACTGTTTTCAGATAATGTTTTTGTAAATGCTCCTTTTTGAATAATATCACCGTCAGCATCTTTGACGTCAAATATTGAAGTATAAAATTGTACAATTCCTTTTTTGGAATCTACATCTTTTATTTTTGTGTGTGTGGCTGCTTTTATCATTGTATTAGTGTTTTTGCGGTTTCTTTTTCATACCCTTCGCTTACAAGTACGTTTATTGCATTGTCTTTTGTCATTTCCTTTTTGAATACAGCGGCATTAAGTGAAATTATAAATTTGCTTGTAGTTTCAATTTGTTTAGCTTTATCAGAATCCGACTTAGTGAATACGTCATGATGTGAATAATCAAAATGAAATATTTCATTTGGTCTTTCTGCAAAGAAATAGTTACTTAACGCTTCTGAAATAATTTTAGAACTCGGCATAATTAATTCTGAAAAAAACGATTTCCGCGCTTGGACGTAGTTTGCATATTTATTGCCGTCTGTGTTGTTTAGTAAAATATTATCAAATCCTAAAACATCTGCAATCACTTCTTTTATTAATTTTCTTTGCGCGGTCGCATCAAGGTCTTTTATCTTTGAATTAAGCTGAGTATAATCAATCGGTATTTTTGAATAAGCATAAAGCTTCTGACCTTTTTTTGTTCCGTATCTTTTCAATTGCTTATCGATGCTTTTTTGTTCTGATTCTTCTAAAAACATTCTACCTATCTCATCACTACCCGACCCGGATATAATTCCAATCATGCCTCCGTTATTATTGATATTTGAAAGGCTCGAATAAAGAGCAGGGGTTACTTCAAAGGCATCATTAAGCGGTGCAGTCGGTGATTCAAATTTTAATTCATAGTCTTCAATCGTGAATTTTGTATTTTCAGCTACTAAGATAAATTTGCTTTCATCGTATGTGATTGACGTTGTTTCAAGACCGTCCTCATATTTTATTTTTTTTATAATATCTGATATATCGTCAAGTTGAAAACTATCGCTATGATTTTTTACTTTCGTTTTAATTTTAGTTTTGGTAGGGTCAAGGATAGTCATTGACTTAGCGGAGCTCGGAACGGTCGGCGTGTTTACGTATATAAAAAACCACCCGTAGGCTTTTAATATTTCTATACAATTTCTGAAAAATTCAGACTTACCCATTAAGGGGTTTGGTTGTCGAAAAATATCTAAATATTCCGACGAATCTACAATAATATCGTTTCGTTTGTGCTGAAATTTTCCACTTATGAATGAGCTTCCTATGTAGTTTAACGGGGCGGCAAGCTCGGGTACTTGCTTTATTGCATCGGTAATACCCTCATTGTTTTTAAAGTCAAAACCGATTTGCTTCATATATGAATTAGCATGTAAGAAAGTAACCTGCTTTTCCAGCAATCCTTCTAAATTTTGTACTTTCTTTTCTAATTTACGCCGTCCGAACATACGTTTATTATATATATATCTGCAAATGTACTAACTTTTTTGGCTTTGTACAAAAAAGTTTTCAACATTACAAACCTAACCGTACACGGCAATATTTCGCCGCTCCAGCCAAAGAATCCGGCGCATCATCGTGTTTGTTTTTATTTTCTTCTATGGCTTGTGAATAAGATGAGCATTGTTCAATAAAAGCATGATACATTTCTGTTCTCATGCTTGGCGGCTGTACGTAAACATTATCTAAAATCCAACTGCTTTGGGTTGTTATTCTTGTGTGCTTGTTTGTGCTGTTTCGTTTGCCTATTATATTTGCCTTTGTTTCTTTTCTTATATTATTCACATACAGCGAGCCTTCTTTGTTCGTTTCAATTATTACAGTATCTAACTTGTACTTGTTAATTAATTCGATTGTTTTCGGCTCGGTATAACTGAAAGGCTTTTGGCTAAAAAAAACATCTATTAAGTGTGGTTTATCCTCAATTATTTCCAATATTGGCATGCTGTAAAAATCGCTACCTTTGTCGGCTGTATCTATATATGCAAATCTGGTTCTGCTTTCAGATAAATCTATGCCATTGCTATAAGTCATAAACTGCGGAAACATAGAGCCTTCAAGCAAGCCCCATTCTCCAAGCATATAAATACGTTTGAAGTTTTCGTTTTTCTCAGATAATAGTTTTAAATTTCTTACGGTTTTTTCGGGTGCAAACTGATTGTTTTTATACGTACTGTGAATTACTTTTGCTTCGGTCATACCCATATAATCGGCAATCCAAAACTTCTCGGAAGGATTAAATGTAACTCCGACTGTATGCCTACAACGGGCAAATAAGTTTTTAAAAATCTCTTCGCCTTTTCGATAAGTGTTTATTTCATCAAATAGGATATAATCAGAACGCACTCCGACAAACTTATCCGGGTCATCTGCCGGCATAAATATAATCTTACTTCCGTTGTTGAATATTAAAGCGTTCTCGCCTTTGGAAAAATTGTTAATCCAAAAATCTAAACCGCAAACATAACGCTGCATGTCATCGTACAGCGTTGTACGGAGTTTCGGGACGGTTTTTGCAAAACAGTAAATTTGTAGGTTTTTCTTTGCTCGCGCCAAAAGAAATAATGATTGCAGGTAAGATACGGTCTTGCCGCTGCTGCTCCCGCCGTAGGATACTACTATCGGATTGCGCAGAATAGCATCGAGCGTTGTATCAAATACATTATTCGTTTTCATTAATTTCGTCAAGTAATTTTTTGCCTTTTTCGGATACTATCACCTGTATAGGATTGTCGGCCTTGCCGTCTTCAATTTTCTGCACCGGCATACCTATTACATACTGCATAATCTCTTTAATCTTTGAATAGTCAGAATTTTTTAAAGCTGTAAAAATTTGATTGGCAACTATCCGAGTTATTGCCGGCTTGTCTTCGTCTTCATATACTTTTTTTAGCTCCGGTAAAGTGTACCAAAGCATCTCACCAAAAGCCGTTGTAATATCATCTTTGGAAAATCCCTTTTCTTTTAGGATTGTGTATATTTTTTTTGGTCGGCCGTCTCTGTTTATGTTTTCCGGTCGCTTGTCAAATCCTTTGTCTTTTATGTTTTCAGGGTTCGGCATAATTCGTTGTTATTTCGTTGTATTTTACTCCTTATTTGTAATCATTATAATTTAAACACGTTTAAAAAGGGCAGCTATTAAACCGCCCTTTATCACAAGAATTAAAACTTTATTCTCATGTCAGCATCTTTATACGTATTTTTTACGTTCAAATAATCCATACTTGTTTCTGTTTTTGCTAAATAAGTACTTTTGTTGAATTTCGCCAAATCTTTTTTAATATAAAAATCGATATTGGACTTCCTTAATATTTCTACTGCCGAGGCTAAAAAGGAATCCCAATCTATTTTTTTGTCTAATCCTTTATAATTGTTCAACTTACCGACTTTTACGTAATCAACTAATTTGTATTTCGCTACCGTTTCCAATAACTTTAAACTTTGCTTTGTCGATATTACGGGCTCAAAACTTGCCCACGTTTTAATATTGTTATCTTTCAATGTTTTCAAAGCTCGTAGCCTTTGTTTTGGTTTTGATGCTTCCGGTTCCCATTTTTTGCTAATCTCACTATCAAAAAAAGTAAGACTGAAGCCTGCAACTATGTTTCCGTTAAATTTTTTGAACAAATCAATATCTCTGGTTACATTGTGGCTTTTTGTTAATATGATTGCCGGTATTTTTTTTTCAATGAATGATTTTAAAGCGTGCCTTGTTATGCTTTTTTCTCCGAGTTCTAAATCATATACGTTGTAAGGATCTGAAGTGAAGTTCAAAAAAACCGGGTCTTTAGAGTTTTGATGCTTTTTACAATTTTTACTTATATCAGATTTTTTTGATTCAATATCCGAAACGCTTACTTTGTCGTGTTCGTAGTTAGAATTAAAACGCCTCATCATTGGCTTTACATAACAATACTTACATCCGTGGTTGCACCCAGAATAATAATTTAAAGCTAACGGGCTGTACTCTCTTGCTTTACCTTTCGGTTCATAAATTTTTGCTGACATGATTTTAATTTTTAAAGTTTAAAATAAAAGTAATTTTTTAATCCAAAGAAATATCCTTCAATTTCTTTAACTCCTCTAAGATACAAATAATTTTTGATTTTATCAAAACCTTTTTGTGTAAAAAGGGTGGGTATTTTCTTTATCATTTCATTAGTGTAACCGCATGACCATAAAATACCATTTGGCAAGCGCCCCATGTTTGATTGAATCGATGTAACAATAACATAACCTTTATAGTTTCGATCAAACAATATTTCTAACTGTTCATACGGGACTCCGTAAGCATCCAAATCTATAACATCAAAACTGTTTAAATCCAAAGTAGGTAAGTATTTTAAATTGTCGCCCTGCAATGCGTAAATATTTTTCCCTTTTTCCTTTTCAATTGAAACAACATCTATATCGTGATTAAGTTTTATTTCATTCCATAGCGTTCCACTTCCAGCATAGGCATCTAATACCTTTTTTGCATTTGACTTCCTTACAACCTTTTCTCTCAAGTATAACTTTTCCTCGTAATATGAGTTATCTGTTTTCATTAATTTGCCGATTTTACTATTTCGCAATATTCCGGGAGCTTACTTAATATATCCATTATCTCATTGTTTTTGTCTGGCTCAAATGATATTAATACATGATTTTTTGAATACGGTTGCAATGTTTCTTTTTTTATCTCAAATTCCTTTGCTTCTTTTTCTATATTTAACCCCCAATCTTTTAAGTCGTCTAAATCATAATTTTTCTTTAAAGTAAACTCATCCCACTCACCAAACCCCACATTATCGGCAATAATAAACCGCTGTTTTTCGGCTTCTGTGAGCTTATCGGCTGCCAACGCCCAACTGTCCGGTATTTCTTTTTTACCGAGTTCCTGCAAACAAATTAGCCTCTTATTACCACCCAAAACATACATAGTCTTAGGATCGTAAACCAACGGTCTTAACTCAAGCATTTTCGGAAACTCTTCCAAACTTCTTTTTAGCGGCTCGAGCTCATCCCGTGTAAATTCCTGAGGGTTGTCCGGGTTTATTTTTAATTTACTTAGTTTCATTTTTACAGTTTATATCCCTTACCAATCTTTTTATTTCATTTTCTAAGTTGTCAATTCTATTTCGCGAACTTTTGATGCTTTCAACACTTACATCTTGCAAATTTTGGTACGCATCTTTCAAAAAATAAATATCCGCTTCTATAGTCTTTCTAT